ACGGAGCTTTACACGGATTAACTAAGTTTTCAATGGAAGATTGCCCACCTAATCATATGTTTTTAGAATACGTAGCTAGACCACCGACTGCTGATATATTTTTCGAAGATGTGTTAATGGCTTTAGTGTTTTATGGGATGCCACTACTTTGTGAAAATAATAAACCTAGATTATTATATCATTTAAGAAGAAGAGGATATAGAGGATACTCGATGAATAGACCAGATAAACTTTGGAATAAGTTGTCTGTAACAGAAAAAGAAATAGGTGGAATACCTAACTCAAGTGAAGATATAAAACAAGCACACGCGGCTGCTATTGAGATGTATATACAAAGTCACGTAGGTCATTTAGGTGATGGAAGTTATGGGGATATATACTTTAATAGAACACTAAACGATTGGAGTAGATTTGATATAAACAAACGAACAAAATTTGATGCAACGATTAGTTCTGGTTTAGCTATAATGGCTTGTAATAGACATTTATATAGACCGAACGCAAGGATTGAAAAACCAAAATTAAACATAAGCATAGCTAAGTATTCGAACAAGGGTGGTGCTTCAAAGATAATAAAAAATTAATATGAGGGAGTTTCCAAGTCAAGTAGTTAGCGATGTAGAAAAAATAAGTTTTGAATATGGACTTAAAATAGCTCAAGCTATTGAGGGTGAGTGGTTTGATACTAGTAACAACAATAATAGATACGCATATAATCACGCTAATTTTCACAACTTAAGATTGTATGCTCGTGGAGAACAGTCAATACAAAAATATAAAGATGAGTTATCTATAAACGGTGACTTAAGTTACTTAAACTTAGACTGGAAGCCAGTTCCGATTATACCTAAATTTGTAGATATAGTTGTAAATGGAATAGCAGAAAGAATATTTCACGTAAAAGCATCTTCACAAGATCCTTTTGGTGTTAGCAAACGGACTAAATATCTAGATGCTATAACGGAAGATATGAGAAGCAAAGATTTAAAGAAGTTTATACAAGAAAATTATGGGTTGGATTTATTCACCACAAGTCCAAGTAAACTTCCAGACTCACAAGAAGAACTAGACTTACACATGCAACTTAATTATAAGCAAGCGGTGGAGATAGCTGAAGAACAAGCTTTAAATACTTTGTTAAAAGGTAATAAGTATGAATTAATATCAAGGAGGTTTTACTACGATCTTACTGTTTTAGGTATAGGTGCTGTAAAAACCTCTTTTAATACATCAGAGGGTATAGTTATAGATTATGTTGATCCAGCTAATTTAGTTCATTCTTACACAGACTCGCCTTATTTTGAGGATATTTATTATGTCGGTGAAGTAAAAAGTATTCCTGTAAATGAACTAGTTAAACAATTTCCACATCTTAGTGTAGAAGAACTAGAAGAAATTGTTAGTAGAAACGGTCAGAATTCAGGACGATATACTGGTATACGTGGAAACAACAAAGACAAAAACAAAGTTCAAATCTTGTATTTTAACTACAAGACATATATGAACGAGGTTTATAAAATGAAGGAACTAGCTACAGGTGCAGATAAAGTTATAGAAAAAGATGATTCTTTCAATCCGGGAGATAACGAAAACTTTAGTAAGCAATCAAAATCTATAGAGTGTTTGTACGAAGGGGCTTTAATCCTCGGTACAGATAAGTTAATAAAATGGGAAATGTCTAAAAATATGATGCGTCCTAAAAGTGATTACACTAAAGTAAAAATGAACTACTCTATTGTTGCTCCTAGAATGTACGAGGGAAGAATAGAATCTTTAGTTAGTAGAATAACGGGTTTTGCGGATATGATACAGTTGACACACTTGAAGTTACAACAAGTGATGTCTAGAATGACTCCTGATGGAGTTTATTTGGATGCGGATGGGTTAGCGGAGATTGATTTAGGTAATGGAACTAACTACAATCCACAAGAAGCTTTAAATATGTTTTTCCAAACAGGTTCTATTATCGGTAGATCATTAACTTCTGAAGGGGATATGAATCCAGGTAAAATACCTATTCAAGAAATATCATCTGGCTCAGGTGGGCAAAAAATGCAGAGTTTAATAGGTACTTATAATTATTATCTACAAATGATAAGAGATACAACCGGATTAAACGAAGCTAGAGACGCTGGTAGTCCAGATGAAAGAGCTTTAGTTGGTGTACAAAAAATGGCGGCTGCTAATTCAAATACAGCAACTAGACATATATTAAACTCTGGATTGTTTTTAACTAGAGAAGTTTGTGAGTGCTTATCACTTAGAATATCTGATATATTAGAATACTCTCCAACTAGAGACGCTTTCGTACAACAGATAGGAGGACACAACGTCGCTACATTAGCTGAAGTTTCTGAGTTGCATTTGTATGATTTTGGAATATTTTTAGAAATATCTCCAGATGTAGAAGAAAAAGCTATGTTAGAAAATAATATCCAAGTAGCTTTAGCTCAACAAGGTATAGAACTAGAAGATGCTATTGATCTTAGAGAAATAAAAAACATTAAACTAGCTAATCAATTATTAAAAGTAAGAAGAAAAAAGAAAATAGCTAAAGATCAACAGATACAACAAGAGAACATGCAAGCGCAGGCACAGGCTAATATGCAGACGCAACAAGCGGCTGCTCAATCTGAAATGCAAAAAAACGAATCAATGGCCCAAACAACTATAGCTATTGAATCAAAGAAATTTGAATTTGACTCTCAAAAACTACAACAAGAAGCTGCTATCAAAAAAGAATTAATGGAATTAGAGTTCCAATTTAATATGCAATTAAAAGGAGTAGAGGTAGATGGACAAAAGGGTAAAGAGACAGAGAAGGAAGATCGTAAAGATAAAAGAACAAAAATACAAGCTTCACAACAAAGTGAACTTATAGATCAAAGAAATAACAACAAACCACCTAAAAACTTTGAATCATCAGGTAATGATGTACTAGGCGGTATTGATATGTCTGGATTTGGTCCAAGATAAAGAAACAAATTATTAACTATTATTATATTATATTATGGCAAAAAAGAAAAAAGAAAAGGTAGCTGAAGAGGCTCCAAAAGTCAACGAACCTAAGGGTGATGTTACAAAAGTACAAGAAAAAATGAAAATGAAACCTCAAGATGTAGGTAAAGAAACTATAACTAAGGTTGATTTAGATAAACCAATAGAAGAACCTAAGGTTGAAGAAACTCCAGCGGTTGAAGAAGTAACAGAACAACCCGTGGAAACCGTAGAAGAAACTACCGAAACTCCAATTTTAGAAGAGATAACAGACGAGGAGCAAGTTGAAGAAGTGGCGGAAACAGTGGAAGAAGCTCTTATTGAGGCACAAGAAACAGGGGTTGAATTACCAGAGAACATCCAAAAACTAATGAGTTTTATGGAAAACACTGGCGGAGATTTAAACGATTACGTAACTCTTAATCAAGATTATTCAGAACTAGATAACCACACTTTATTAAAAGAATACTATAAACAAACAAAACCACACTTATCAGAGGAAGAAGTAGATTTCGTTATGGAAGATAAATTTGCGTACGACGAAGATGTGGATGAAGATAGACAAATAAAAAGAAAAAAATTAGCAATGAAGGAGCAGGTTGCTCAAGCAAAGCTACACTTGGAAAGTGTAAAATCCAAATATTACGAAGACATCAAAATGGGTTCAAAGCTTACGAGTGAGCAACAGAACGCAATTGAAGTTTTCAATAAACACAACGAGGAATCAGAACAAGATACGAAGCTACTAAAGGAACAACAAGGTGCTTTCGAAAAAGAGACAAGTAAGGTTTTTGACGAAAAATTCAAAGGTTTTGAATATGAAGTTGGAGACAAAAGATTTAGATTTAACGTGAATGATGTTGATGACGTAAAGGAAACTCAGAGTGACATTAACAACTTTATCAGAAAGTTTCTGAATAAAGATATGAGAATGGACAACGCTAAGGGTTATCATAAATCGTTATACACAGCTATGAACGCTGATAAGATTGCTAATCATTTTTACGAACAAGGTAAAGCTGATGCAATTAAAAACAGTGTTGCTAAATCTAAAAATGTTGATATGTCTCCTAGACAAACGTTTGGAGAAAGCGTTAATGCAAATGGCATTAAAGTTAGAGCTCTAAATAATGACAGTCCTGATTTCAAGTTTAAAATTAAAAATAAATAACAATTTAAAATTACAAAATTATGGCAATTACTGCAGGAGCTAGTTTGAATAGTGTTCCAGCTCCACAACAACAAACACTATCTACAAACTATTTCGATTTTACGTCTACAGCCGGAGAGGGTTGGGCGCAACAATTTTTACCAGATTTAATGGAGAAAGAAGCGGAGGTATTTGGTCCTAGGACTATATCTGGTT